ATCGTTCCGTTGTTTTCTTCAGTGGCTCCTGCAGAGGTTGGTATTACCTCTAGGTAGAGTTGCTGAGAGTACATCAAGCTTTGCGCGTCAAGCAGATCGCTGCCCACCAGGTCTGGCATGGTCTTTACGTTTGCGCCCGCGTAAAGAACTGCCGCTCCCGCGGTTCTGGCCGGAGCAAGTGCGTCCTGCATGGACGGTGTTGGCGCCTCTAACGTCGGCTCGTCGTAAAGGTAGTGCTCTAGATCTCCTTCTAGAACATCCCATCCTCCGACTCCTTCTTCAAACGAAGAGTCGTTGTAGTCAAAGAGGAGGTTGATTCCTCGGGTGACAGATGACCCCCAGTGAGTTAGTGCCGAAGAGTATGTCTGAATCCCTGCAAGGGTGCCCTTGGTGGCATTGATCTTGTGCCCAACTCGATACAAAGACCTGTTGATGCCATCGCCTAGGGTCGGCTCGTAGACCATGCCTACAGAAGCAACGGCGTTGGGGAGCAACGCCCGTGGGACACGAGAGTAATCAGAAATATCAGAGACAAGAGTTGCTTGAGTTTTGATCTTGTCATACTCGAAAGCGAACGCAGACAGGAACTTCATCAGTGAGTTCTGCGGGTCTGGGGTGCCTGTGATGTCTCCGACGCCCTGGGTCTGGTTGACCCAAACGCCTGGAAGTCGCTGACCCAGGTGAGTCAAAGTGCTGCTTTGCGGAACAACCACCGCTGCCGTGTATCCCGACAAAATCCATTGCAGACCGTTGTAGACCCAGATTGAGTAGTAAACCTCTTGGCCTGCGGTCTCCACCACATCGCGGTCTGTGTATGACAGCGAAAAGCTATCAATCAACCCGCCTGTGAGGAATCTGCCCAGCTCGGGATCGTCAGGAACTCCGCTCTGGCTGCGAATCAGCTTCCAGTAGGTCGGAGCAGGATCGTTCGGATTAGGTTGAATTGTTTCCCAACGAACTTCAATTACGTCGTACTCCAGGACAAAAGCAAGTATGCGAGAGTCGTAGTACAGCTGGTTAGCGCCAGCTTCTCCGTAAGTCGGTACTCCGTAGAGTGGAAACCCATATCTAGACATTTAGTAGCCCGTCTTATTTAAGAACTAGTCGTTCAAGCCTATCGATGGTCTTTTCAAAGAGAGTTAGGATCTCAATATGGTTTCTTTCGATTTGAGCCTTGAGTTCAGAGTTGTTCTGGCTCCCGTCGAGAAGTGAGCGAAGAACCTCATTCTCGTCTTCTAGGTGTCCTATACGGTCCACGAGAGATTCCTTTTCTTGCTCCAAAGCCTGAACGCGCATGTCCAGCGCTTCAGACAGTTCTTTAAGTTGTGCAACGGTCTTTTTGGTGACGTCTGTCTTCATGTACGCAATGACAAAAGAAACGGCTCCCGCCAACCCAATGAAAATAAGGATGTCGTTTGCTATTGCTTCTAGGCTCATGCGAACCTCGCCACCGATGCAAACACGGTGTACGTGGGCGTGGCATCGGTTTTAACAACTGTGTACGTATACACGTCCGTGCTAGACGCGTTTCCAGCGGTAGGAGCTGAGCCTCCTAGCCATCGAGGAGTAACGCTTGTACCGTCAATCTGAAACCCAGTTTGATAATACGCTGTCGTTCCGTTCGTATTAGCAAACACCAAGGTAATTGAGTCGCCTACTGTCAACAGGCTGTTAAGCGTGGTTCCAGAGTTTCCACGAATATTGACCGTAAAGTTAGCTGTTGCATTGCTGGTGTAGAGCAGTGCAGCCGCGGTCAGCGCATCAAAGTTAATAGTTCCGGTGGCCGCTGAAGCCACAATGTTAAAGTTTTCAAGAGGAGCGGTGAGCTTCTTTTGAGTGAGAGTTTGCGAACCTGTCAACGTCACAAAGGTCGTTGGGAAGACGTTGCTAGCTGCGCTCAGGTCCTTGTTAGTTAGCGTCTGCGTGTTAGTAGTGCCGACCACGGACCCAGTGACACCGTGCACGCTTGTTGAAACCGCAGCGTGAGTTGAGACCGCACTCGAGGCGGCAGTGCTGGCAAACGCGGTGGTGGCGATCTGCGTTGTGCTTGTTCCTGCAGTTGCCGTGGGAGCTTGGGGTGTGCCCGTGAACGTAGGGGAAGCCAGGGTGGCCAACAACCCGTGCGCGGAGCTTCCTACATAAATAACAGCGCTGCTTCCTACAAAAGGAATGCTGGAGGAGTCAACGCGGAACCCTGTAGAGCCGTTGGCGGCCTTGGTCTGAATAAGGTCAGCCGTGCTGCCTGAGGACGGCTGGACCAAGATACCGATGGTCCCGACGTTTGCTGTGATCGTGTCGCCGGTCTTCTTGAAGAACGATGTGGCGCCGGTCCCGTTTACTAGGCCAAGTTCAATGTTTGCCAGTCTCTCGCTGAGGCTGGCCCAGGAACTGGCCTGAGAGAAGGTGCCCGAGTAGTTGGACACCAAAAGCCCCGTGCCCAGGGTGAGCTCAACTGCACGGACCTCATCCTGCAGAGAGTTGACGTGGTCGGCGTAAACGGTGTCGACAAGGTCGACTTTGGAGGTGAAGGACTTCACCGCGGTTGGGAACTGCGCAGCCACTACTTACCCCGTTCTACCGGAACCTGTCCCCCCTATGGTGAATTAAATTTGAGCCGTCGTCACGCTAAAGCAGCCCGCCCAATAGAGTTACGTCCAGATACGCAGAGAGCAGGCGTGGGAGCTCACTTGGCTGCAGAACCACGTCAGCGGCCGCACTGTCGCCAATGCGACCTAGTTTGACGATCGTTACTGAGACCACACCTTGAACTCTGGAGATGGCGCTGACCACGTCCGAGAAGGCCACGGTGTCGCCAAAGTTGTAGGTGTTGTACGAAAAGAGTCCGGTGGAACGGTCTAGCAGTGCCTGCGATACACCTGCTTGAACGTCGGCTTGCTTATAGGCCGACCCCACGTTGACGATAACCTCAATTTCAAGGTCGACGTATGTCGGAGGTTTTACCGTCAAGGTTGTGGTCGCAGGGATCTTGTCGACCATGTATTCCTGCACATCGGACACCAAGTCCAGCATGGCGCTGGTAGCTGCGTCAGTTTCTAGATCAACTCCGGGTGAGATGGAAAAGTCATTCTGAGGCTGAATGTACAGAGTGACAAAACTGTAGTTACTTGACACTGACTTAGCCTTACCCACCTTAGGCACAGACACAGCCAAAGCCTCGTAGTCGTCGAGCGTGACGGCACGGCGCCTAGAAGAAATTGCCTTCTTTAGCTTTGACTTTATCTGTCGCGTGTCGTCGGGGTTTGCTCCGCCCTTGGCGGCCAAAGTGTTGTTTACAGTCAAAGACGCAGTCGCGTTTGGATCGATGTTGCCTGGGATAAAGGAAACTTCAGTGATCTGCCCCGAGGTAACGTTTCCAGCCAAACCTACGCTGACACGGTACAAAGACGAGACAAGCTGCGAAGAGGTTGGGATAGCCCCGTTTACTCCGTCTCCAAACACGATGCTGGTAGACCCGTCAACGTTCAGTCGAGTAGTGAAAACTCGATCAAAAGGCCCCCACTCCAGCAAGCTGTCTACATAGGACCATTCGTTGAAAGCGACGCCTTGACCAATAAACGCCTTCACCGAGCCGTCGACTACGCCTGTGTCGGGCAGCGTAAACGACTGGTTGACTTTTCCATTGGAGGTCCCGAGAACCACTGGAATGGGCAGGTTTGTTGCGGGGTCAATAAGGTCGGGGCGATCCGTGTTAGCCGTCTTGCCTTCGGTAGCAACTATTGACACAGATGCTCCTGGCTCGAGCTGGGTGACAGCTTCGTCTGTCTCAAAGAAGACTTCGGAGTAGTCGCCAAATTGCAGCGGCGCAATTACCTGGGTGCCTTTTGGCAGGTCTATGGGGTTTAGTCCAATGTTCGAGAACGTCACGGTGACGGCCGCAGGGGTTGGGCCAGAGGGCCTAAAACCAAAAAGGTTGGCTAGGTTAAGTAGTGAGTCTCTTTGGGTTGCCGTGTCGATAAAAGACTCGTTTGCGGCGCGGTCCAAGTAGTAGCTCATGATGTCGCCCATGTAGGCAAATGCCTCGACTAGTGCAACGCCCATGTCGCTTGGGTCGTTGGCTTGCCAGTCAACTCCAAGCCTGCTCCTGACCAGCTGGACCAGGTCATCTCTGATAGCGGAGTAATCCCGCGATGTGTAGTCGATCGGGTAGTTATTAGTCATGAGATCACCTAGAGGTACTTCCGTCGGGGAACAGGTAGATTGAGTCCAAAGACACGGTGGCTTCGGTTAGGTCAGGCAACGTTACGGACAGTGTCACTTGAGAAGTGCCGTCTTCTCCTGGCTCGGTAATTAAGATGTCTTGTATTGCCACAAGAGGAAGCCAACGAGTGAAGGCAGTACGAATAGCTGTAACGACGCCTTCAGAGTAGTCACCTCCGCTTTCGTATACTCCGCGAGGAACGTCGTTTCCGTAAGTGGGTCGCATTGCTCGTTGCCCCACAATGGTCGACAAAAGCGTCATTACGCGGTCTAGATAGATCTTTCTCTGATCAGTAGTGACTTCAATCTTGCCCAGTTGGTCGATAGAAAAGGGAAAAGAGATGGCTTTCATTGCTCAAACGCTCCTTCCCCAAATACGCCCATCCACACGGGAAACTCTGGGTCCCCGCCTTCGAACATGATCCAAACGTTCTGACCTATTCTAGGAACTACACGGTGTCGGGTGTGTTCAATCTCCAAGTCATTACGATCCTGGGGATCGGAGCTGACTAGGTGCGGGTGCAGCAGCTTTTGACCGGACTGACCCGCATGAGAGAACGTCACGGTGACGCTATGGCTGTGATCTCCGCCGCTTGCAGTAAAGGTTGCTGAGTGATTTTGAAGGAGCGCGGCTACCTCAGCTGAGGTGTGTTCCTTGTGCTTGGGGTGCCTGCCGTTGCTAGTCACGGGCAGACAGGCGTTGGCCCAGCCGGTAACCGAAGTTCCAAGTACCTGAGGAACTTGAACTCTGATCCTCTGTTTCTTTAGTGGATCGTTGATGTCGATCACCTTTGCGCGATACACCCCATAGAACCTTGTCTTGCCTAGGGGGTCCATACCGTACTCGAGGTCGTTCATACTGCCCTCCAGCTGGAAATGTTTCCAACAATGCCAAAGTTTGGCGACCTAGGAACAAAGGTCTCGCTGGCAACGGTGGTTTGAACCACGCCAGGATCTTCTTCGGTAGAAAGCTGCGTGAAAAATGAGACGTTCGATAGTGAGGAAATCTCGCTCGGGGTACCCGACAAAAGTTCTTCATCAACATCTCTGTAGGAGACGGTCGGGTAGTCAGTTTGACCTCCCAAGGCGTTAGACCCTAACTCAACCTCTAGTACGTAAGGAGCAGCTCGATTGCCAAAACAATGTGTGACTGAAAGGACTGTCCAGTACCCTGACAGCCCTCCGTCCAGTCCGTCCAAGATTATTGCGTCGTACGGCTCAACGTTGCAGTTTCCCAGCAGGGTTGCGGTAGCACGGTAGGCGTATTGCTCTGTTTCAAAAAGATCAGTGGCAAGCTGCTTTGACTTGGTTAGGTTTGCGGCAACTTCAAATACTTGATGTTTCTTGAACGTCATACCGCCGCCCCCTTAACTCCTTGGCCGCTGAAGTCTCTCTTAGCCTTGTGAGTTGTCTTGATGACGTTGCCGGTAACTTCATCGATTCCAGAAATAACGCGGTCTACGTTAGCGCCCGCTACGTCAGGAGCTTGATCGCTTACATGGGCTGTAAAGTTAATGAGAGTTGCGGCTGCTCCCATTCCTTGAGCGCGTTGATCTTCAAACCTGAAATACAGCTGTTTGCGAAGGCTCTCTTTGAACATTTGACTCTTAGACTTAAACTTAATAAGAGTGTTGTTAGTGATCAGAACAAAACCGCACTGCAGCGCCAACCTACGCAAGAGCTGCCAGTCGGACTGCCCCGTGTTGCTGATTGTGGGAAAGACTCTTGGGTGCCGCTGAGTCTGCACCTTAAAGCCTTTAGCTGAGGCAACTCGCGCCACAACTTGGTCTGCAGTGACATTCTTAAAGACAGCCTGCGTCGAGTCTTTGAGCACGTAGCTGGCACCCACGCACACAACTGTGGTGAGAGAAGTCGACGTCAAAGACGAGGGTTCGATGGAGTGAACGTACCCGACCCAAGTTCTTGCGTCATCGTCGTAGTTCCATGAAAATTTTACGGGGTCTCCAGACGCGATGCCAAGTGCGCTATCTCGGATCTCACCCTTGAACTCAAGAATCAAGATGTCGTGAGCATTTGCTTTTTTCTCTAGCTTTGCAGAAAGCAACGTAAGATCAGTGTTCGGAGTGTTGATGAACTCAACTTCAAAAGTACCGTTGGTTTCATAGAACATAGCCGGCTGAAGAAGGCCAGCTCTTGCGATGATGTTAGTCACGTGGAATCCTAATGCGCGTTCCAGGGGCGATGTTCATTGCGTCGTGAATTTGAGGATTGGCGTCGAGAATGACCCACCACAGCAGGGGACTCCCAAAATAAACCTGCGCCAAAGAGTCTAAGAAGTCGCTCTCAGTCCAGGTGTACTCAAAGAAAGTCAGTGTCCGCTCAGGTGGAAACTCTCGGTCAACTGCAATCGAGTACTTGTCTTTACGGAGTACTTGCGACAAAGAGCCGTCGTAATAACGAGAGTTTTTGTAAATCATCAATCGTCTTTCTTATCTATCTCGGCGTTTGCACGCTGCCTTTGAACGATGTCTGCAGGTGTCGCGCCTGCGTTTGCTGCCGCGTCTCCAGAACCTGTAGCAAAGATAGGAATGCGAGCAAACTCAAGAGTGACTTTGGTAAGGACGGGAACCATGTTGCTTGTGAACATGACGTGATCTATGCCCATGCCTCTAATAGAGACCTTGTATTTTTGTCCTCCGCCAAAATTAACCCAAACAGGAATACCTGTGATGTAGCCGTAGTCTGAAGACGGCGTGTTTGTATCAGGGTGTTTGTGATCGGCTGAGGGGTCTCCGTTAATTACTCGAAACAAAAACTCTAGGTCGTAGTTTGTGCCTCGGTTAAGAATTCCGTTCACATCGTCTACGTCTAATTTTCTAGCGTATCCGGCTTGTGTCGCTACTCCGTACTTGAGCACTTGAAAATCCATGATTCTATTAAGCCATAGTTCAAAGCTAATAGAGCCTGTTCCAGCCAGTGCGTTGGCAGGATCTTGAAGGGTCCAGTCGTTGGCGACATCTACGCTCAAGGATTGTCGAATAGAGCCTGGGTTGTAGGCAAATTGAAATCCCCAAAGCTGGTCAGCGCTTCTAAAAGTTTTTGACGTGCCGTCTTTAGCCGTTACCTTGAATTCGTCTTTTGTGTATCCAGAAGGATTCTTTTTTGTGACAGCCACTTTTTTTCGAACATTTAGGTTTACGTCAGGGTCTTGAAAGATAAAACCCAAACGATTGGTTAAAGAGGCTGTGAACTTTTTGACAACAGCGTCATCGTTTAATCGTCCCTTTATACCCCAGTACTGACCCTTTTCAGTAAGACGTAGAGTTGGAGCAGTAACTGATCGAGTTGCAGCGTGCGGGGGCGGGTTGTAAGCCCCATATTGAGCGCCAGGTCCCCAGGTGGTAATTGAAGTGATAATGGGATTAATTTCAGGCGTATCTTCAACTTCTTCGTTTTCAGCATCTTCGGCAACTGTTGTACCTTTACCCGTCCAGTACAAGACTAAAAGCTTGCTTTCAATGGTGGCTACTAAGTCTTGCTTTGTTGTAATCTCTTTTTTCAGACGATTAAGTTCGGTGTTTGCACCTTCAATTAAAGCAATAATTTGTTCAATGACTAGTCGGTTCTTAGGTGTGTACCAAGAAGGTTTTGGAGTTTTTGTAATGAGGTCCAGAACTTCGTTCCAAGTAGCAGGTTGACCACTGGAGTTAGTCATTTGCGGAGCAGCTGCAGTTGGAGGCGCCGTGTGGAGTATCCAGTACGCGGTATAAATGTTAGGACCGACTGAAGTAGATCCTCCCGGACCAATAAAACCTGAGGTTGTTCGAACGTAGCTTGATTGCGCTGAAAACGTAACAGTGCTTGGTCCAACTACAGTTGTAAACAAGTTCAGGTCGCTAGTTAGCTTTGGAGCCTGCTCGGTTGCGG